CTTGATGGCACGATCTTTGTCGGGGCCGTCCGGGTAAAGGTCAATGACGCCCTTGCGCACAATCGCTACCTTAGCTTTCTCTTCCAGATTTGTTTCGGCGGCAAAGTAGTCCAACAGCAACCGTTCTCTTTGCCGGTCAGCCGGCGTCCATTCCGGCTGGGAGTGCTTCTTCAGGAACATAGTAAAACCTCCAAAAATGTTCAAAAGTTCAGAACCCCAAAATCGAATTATCACTTTTGAGGTGATAAATTCTAAATTTCGATGCTCAAACGCTCGTCAACAAACGGGGTATTTGAAAATCGTCCCTTAGAAGGGGAAGGGGTAATATCGCTACGCTCAAAGTAGTCTAAAAAGTTGCAAAAATAGCCAATTTGCAAAGGGGAAGTTTTTGCAGTTAGGCCGCTCGCTTCGCTCGCGGATATACGGAGAGTTGGTAGCGGCCTAACCCAAAAGGTAGGTGCGGGGTAGACACTTTCGATTTAGTCATCTACCCATCCCCAGTATCTTGAGTCTTCCACCGACTGACAGCGTGGACACCAGAGAAAATCAAATATCCCCTAACAGGTCGATTGAAACATCGTGGTAGGCTTTCTTTTCTTCCTCGTCAGCGATACCGATATAGCGCATGGTGATGAGAGCGCTGGAATGACCGAAAAGACGCTGGAGGAACACAATGTCGTGGTTGCTCTGGTAGTGGAAGTATCCGAAAGTCTTCCGCAGGGTATGGGTACCGATGTTCTGCTTGATCCCGCAAGCCTTAGCCGCATCCTTCAACTTCTTGCGCAGGGTGTCCACTTCAATGTGACCACCTTCACGGGAAGCGAAGATGTACTCATCAGAGTAGTGGCTGGCATCGTTACCGTAGTACCACTGAATAGCGTGGACACAGGATTCATTCAGATAGAGTCCACGTCGCTTGTCTACCTTCTCCTGAAAGACTGAGATTTTGTCGGTGGTATCGGTGTAGTCTCCGACAATGTAGCGGATCTTGCCGTCAGGGAAGAAAATATCAGAACACTTCAGTTCCAGAAGCTCGTTGGCTCTGAGTCCGAGGTTGATACCCAAGATGAATGCCAGCAGGTACTTGGGATCAGCATTGGCCCGTAGCCAGGAGGCCATAGCGTCAAGCTGCTCACGAGACTTGATCGGGAAAACCGTCTGCTCTTCTCCCTTGCGGTAGTTGACCTTCTTGGGAGGCTCGGCAGCAGAGGTACCGGGGAACTGAATGATTTTACAGCTGGTCGGCGGTACGGTATTGATCTGAGGAGCCGTAGGCAGATCAAAGAGGGTAAGTTGCGTGTCCATAGTCCACCTCATTTTCTTTGTCACAAAAGACCGTCAGTTGTTGTCTCTTACCTTAATATATTCTACCATATCTGGGGTCTAAAGTCAATCAGAATATTAGTTTTCTTTGTTGCTATCGGAGAAGAATACGACTGTAAAGGGGGTGAATTATAGAGGGTTGACAGAAAAACCGAGGTTGTAAGGCTAAAAATGTGATTTTGGAGGTATGGGTTTAATTCATTTACTGTTGGGGAATCGTCGAGATTGTTCCCGAGTGAAAAATGGGGATATGGGGTGTACGTGATAGAGTAGAGGTACTGAGTCGTTTCGTGAGAAACGGGGCGGGCGCGAAAATGTGAAGGCTCCCCCGGTGCCGGTGGCGTCCAGGCAGGCGGGCGGGGTGCCGTTGTTCGTCTGCTGACGGGCGAAAACGGGCCGGGGTTCTGCAAACTCTCCAAAAGCAGAATTGACAGAGACAGAAACGGGCGGGAGTACGTCGGGAGACTGGGAGCTTCAGCCGGTGCGGGCTGGGGTGCCTGCTGGTCTGGGGCGGTGCTGGGCTGTCCGTTTTGGGGCGGGGTTCGGTCTATATATGACTTTGACGGCAAAACGGCAGGCAAGCGGGCGCAAGTCCTC